CAACCACTCTTTCTTCTTTTGCTAATTCCCATTTTTTATGTTGTGACAAAAGGAATTTTCCAAGTTTCGGGTTTTTATCGACGTACCATTCGTGATATACCGCTGAAATAAATTCCATACATTCTTCTTGGAATCCGGAGTGATATAGTTCGTACGTCCAAAAGAGCGCCTCTTCGAAATTGGATTCGATCAGAGAAAGCACCAGAGATGCTAGAACCTCTTCTTTAATATATAAATAGCGCGTTAGAATGACGATAGGCGGGTCATCGTTGGGCTTGACGACGATGTTGAACTTTTTTTCCTTAGGTGGCATTTTGAATACACTTTATAAAAGAGTATTCAAATATTCAATTTTATTTCAAAATAATCATTCTAGTATATTATGCGTAATATATTTAGCTATATATATATATATAATTATATTAATGTCTCACGAAATTAATATTGTGTATTATACCTTTATCAATCCGGATAAAAATTACAAATTGATAATCCAAGGTCAGTTAAACGACATTATAAATTCGAATATTGGTTCGGTTTCTAAACTGTTTATCGTAATTTCATGTGAATATCTTGAATTGGTCGACGATGTAAAAAACGCAATAGCACAAAAACTTTCAAATACAAATGTAAATTATGAATTGACCATAGAACCTAAAAACATCTATGAATATTATGGAATCAAAAAAGTTTATGATTTAGCAAAAGCGGACCCAGATAAATATTACATATATTTTCACGGAAAAGGGATGTATAATGAACATGGAGAAATGACAAAAACCGGAAGAACAAAGTCGAATTTGTCATTAACTCGGTCTCATTTATACCCATGGAAAAAAATATTGGATATATTTAAAAGCAATCAAAATATTGTGGTCGCAGCATCTTTTGTAGGCCCAAGACTGGGTTGGTTTAATTTTTGGTGGGCTTCAGGAAAATATTTGTCTAGTTGCGAGGATCCTCGTGTTTCTTTAAACAATCGAGGTTATTATGAGGGATGGCTTTCCTCAGGAAGTATTGAAAATGAAATTTTTTATAATTTAACAGAAAATAATTATACACAATATCAACCACCTAAGGCAATTGAAGAATTACAAAAAACGTGGCATCGTCTTAGTGAAATATATGATATATAATATATATATATAATTATATTAATGTCTCGCGAAATTAATATTGTTTACTTTACCTACATAAATCCAACTAAAAATTACAAATTGATAATCCAAGGCCAGTTAAACGAAGTCGTTATTTCGAATATAGGAGAAAGATCTAAATTGTTTATTGTAATTTCATGTGAATATCCTGAATTGGTTGCCGATGTAAAAAACGCAATAACAGAACAATTGTCAAATACAAATGTAAATTATGAATTGACCATAGAACCTAAAAACTTGTTTGAATATTACGGAATAAAGAAGGTTTATGATTTAGCAAAAGCGGACCCAGACAAATTTTATATTTATTTTCACGGAAAAGGGATGATGAATGAACACGGCGAAATGACCAAAATTGGAAGAACCAAACCAAATCTATCATTAACTCGGTCTCATTTATACCCATGGAAAAAAATATTGGATATATTTAAAAGCAATCAAAACATAGGTATTATATCCTCATATCCAGCAAGCTGTTTTGCTTGGTTTAATTTTTGGTGGGCTTCAGGACACTATTTATCAACTTGCGAAGATCCTCATATTTCTTTAGATAATCGAGGTTATTATGAGGGATGGCTAAGTACTGGTATTTGCAATGGTAAACCTGCAATTTTCAATAATGAACTTGTATATAATTTATCCGAAAATAATCATAATCATTATGAGCCATTGCAAGCTATTGCAAAACTGCATGAAACCTTTGCTTCTCTTGGCGAAATATATGATATATAATATATAGTAGAAAATGAGAAAATCGTTGAAAAACAGGACAATTCGTAAAAAGAGGAGTCCCAAGAAGATCAATTCCAAGAAATCGCAAATCGTTCATGTCTTCATAGAATTATTGAACATAGTGAAGTTATATCACTGGAAAACGACGTCGTATGCGCAACATAAGGCGACAGACGAATTATACGCAACATTGAACGATCATTTAGATAAATTCGTAGAAACGATGTTGGGGAAAGATGGGTCGCGGATTGAACAATGGGAAAGAGAAATCGACGCGGTCCAGTATAATAATACGAACGATTTCAAGTCGAGAATCCACGAATATCGCAATTTTTTAATCAAGCTCAATGATTACTTTGATGAAAAAAGGGATTCGGATCTCATGAGTCAACGAGATGACATTTTAGGCGACTTGAATCAGTTTTTATATTTACTCACTTTCAAATAAGCAGGGAATCTTTTGCGCAATACACCGCGCGTTGTATTATATTTATTGTTATTTTCTCTTTAACAATATATAATGGGGCGAAAGGTTTCAAAAAAGTTACACCGAACGCATAAGAAAAAATATCGCGCAGTTACTAAACGAGTAAAAAACAAAAGTATTCGAACAAAACGCAGATCACGTAAAATGCGATACGACCGGGGGGTGAGGGGAGGAGAACCGCCGTTGACAAAGTCATCTCCTCGGGAAACGCCTCCGTCTACAGAATTACAAATGCCTCCACCTCTACCACAACCATCAGAGCCGACACAAGTAATCGATCTACCCCAAAATGATCCTGGAGCCAAAGCGTTTTTACAAGCAGTAAAGAATAAAAATCCTGAAGAAGTAAACCGTATACTTGACGAATTACAAGATGATAGACAGCGTGCTCAATACGTCAATTTTAGGTCGGATTTTAATGACCCGGCTCTTTTTCAAATTGAAAATGAATACGATTTATATAATGAATTGAGGGACGAGTTTAAAAATTTAAATATCATTTTGGAAAAAATACTCAGCGTGCCTGGTGTAAATTTAAATTCGCAAAATTATAATGATGAAACTATATTATGGAAAGCAGCGGAACACGGAAGTGTCAAATTTTTAAAAAAATTACTTGAACATAAAGAGGCTCTCAATTTGGATGAGGGTTCTAAGTCGAAATCAAGAGCATATTCGAATACAACACCACTGGAGGTTGCAAATAAAATGATGAATGAACCGTTTGCCAAAAAAGAAAAATTCCAAGAAATAATACGCTTAATAAACGAGGCAAAATCAGAGGCGCCTAAATCTGATGAAACAACGGCACCTGAATCTGAAGTTGAGACGGCACCTGAATCTGAAGTTGAGACGACACCTGAATCTGATGGCCAGCCCCAAGTCCAGACAACTCCGACAAAAAGCGCGCAAAAAAAAGCAGAAGAATTCTGTATTGAAGAAGCCTTTAAATTTTTTGAAAAAAACTGTTATAATTCCACTGACAAAACTATAGAACAATTAAGTAACGCAATAAGAGAAAAGGCGCAAATTTTTTACGCTAGAATAATAACAAATATAAAAAATGGCGTTGGTCTTGATTATTATAAAAAAGAATTTGGACTTGACATATCAATTGATAAGGTTAAAGAATGGAATAAGAGTCCTTTTACTCAAACCTATCCTTTAGGACCAGATGAAAGACTGAATGAAATTTTAAGTATACAACCATGCCCCCCCCGTAAGAGTAAGTCTAAACGTTAGACCCTTGCAAGTAAGCCAAAGACCCCCGTAGTTCAGGCAATCTTCTAAGCTCTACCGGCCATTTTCCGTTGATTTGAAACGAATAATTTGCAAACGCTCTTCGTCGAATCATTTGGTTTCTTTCTTTAAGAATTCTTCGCCAAGTTCTTTGTATAAGTCTGATCCAGTGCGTTTTCAGAACCACAGCGTATGTAGTATCGGCTCGAATATGTAACTGCATGATATGCAAGACCGGACTTCTTGTTTGAACACAACTATAATTGGAAAGGTAGTATAGCAATTCTCTCTGGCAATAGTTATGAAATGTCTTATTTGATACGGTCGCCGCCATAACGAGTTCCTGCGAATCGAAATGATGGATCCCAATGTAGTAATTGGCATCTATTTTATCTTCATCTCCAGGTTGATCGTAATCATAAATATCATCGAATAGATCCATTGCATTCTCCGAATTAACGGATTCATTATCCGTATCTTGGTTCATTATTTACGATATTCTATTATTTGTAAATCAGATTCAATTTTATACCCTTATAATATATAATGTCAACATCATCAAATGCATCAACCTCGTTAATCGGAATCGATACGGAAAAGAACAAAGAAGAAAAGAGGAAAAATCCCGTACAATATTATGTGAAATTCTCTTTTGCTCTTACCTACATTTTGCTTTTGACCACTGGGACTATTACATTTATAGAAGCCATTAGAACACAGACGCCCGCCATTCGCAATATTTTAAATTTGGAAACGGCAATCTCTGTTATAGCGGGATATTTTTACTCGGTTTTCGTGGCACAAATTGATAAATTTGATCAGGATGATAAGCCGATAGACTGGAAAGACATTAGTAAAACGCGTTATGTTGATTGGGCTATAACTACACCTCTCATGCTTCTCGTTTTATGTTCGGTTCTTGGATTAAATACGAATGTAAAAGTGAAAGGATTGACTATATTATCCATCATTGCTCTCAATTACATGATGTTATACACCGGATATTTAGGCGAGGTCGGACAATTGGGTCGTTTTGCTGCAATGGTTGCAGGATTCGTTCCGTTCATTGTATTATTTTCCATAATATTTATCGTTTTCGTTTTGCCCAAATACGTTTATGCGAATTATGTATTATTTAGCGTCTTTGTCTCAATCTGGGCTCTCTATGGCCTCGTGTACTTGTTGTCTGAAGAATACAAGAATATCGCCATGAATATCTTGGATTGTATAGCGAAATGTTTTGTCGGAATAGGATTATGGGCGTACTATACTAAAATAATAATTTAACTATGTATATAAGGCATGGCGAACGGGTTCCCTCTTCAAAAGTTCGCGGTAGTTATGGCATTTTATGCTCTGTTGGCGTGCGTTATAATGCCCGTTTTGTTTTATTATCTTATGGCGAAGACAGTTTCGTCTGCCGGAAACGGATTTATCGCGGGAAGTGTTGTTTCTGTTCTTTTATGGGTTTTTGTGGGCTCTAAATACGTGAAATAAAAGGCAAACATATTATATTACATTAGTATATAATATGGATGAACGTGAAGTGAATGCTTCTTATAGATTACTGCAACGCGCCAAGAAATTCCCATCGCAAATTGCAAATATTGAACGCTTGAAAAAAACTGTTACACCAAAACAAAATATGGAGCTAAAAGCTTTGTTGGTGGGCGCGTCAAAGCACGAAGGTTCCCTCTTAACCGCTTCTCTTCGGACTTTAGATAAAAAGATAGATAAGATCGATTTTAGTATGTCAAAAGAAAGCATGGCCAACGAGGAACGCGTTAAAAGTCTAACAGCGAACGCAAAGATTCAACGTTCTTTATCTATACGTCGCCGTAAACTGAATAATAAATTCAATAGAACAAAGAGATCTAGACGGTCAAGCCTGAGTCCGATTCAAGAAGGATCGAGAGAATCCGGAAGTAAATCACCTTGGCGAACGGTTCCTTCCGACCCTAAAAAAGTAAGGTTTTTCGGCCTTTTTTAAACATATAGACTCTGCGACATGGTGACATATTTCAAAATGAGTCCGTCGATCTTCGAAAGTTTATTTAGTAGTTCAATCTTGCCGTATTCTTCGGCTACTGAAGAAAGCTCTTTCGTAATCGTGCTGATCTTCAAAATGGCTTTTACGAAATCGCCCACCGAAATTCCCTTCTCCTGAAGTCGCGATTGTATGAAATATTTACATTCTTCTTCGTTTTCGCACTTTGCCCATTCTATGGCAAAATCGGTCATGTCGTAATTTAGCGCCGACTTGTAATCAAATCCAGTATTGACATTTTCTTCAAATTCGATCGTTTCATATCGATCGAATAAAGCACGGAGTTTCAAAAGTTGCGCTTTTAGAACGGCGTCTTCTGATGTCACGTACCAGTTGCGGCGATCTTCGTCTACTTTTACATCAGTAAAACACGCAAGTAGTCCGATCAACTGTTCTTCGGAATAAGACGAAAAATCGTGCTGATCGTTCATAAATTGCGCGAATATGAGTGAATGAATTTCGTGTATATTGGATGCTATGGAGCCTTGGTCGGTGAACCCAAAGACACCCGATTCGTCTCTTGATAAAAAGCCTTGTTTCAAAAGAATAGTGCATAGTTTCTCCACATTTCGCTCGATATACGTGTCGATATGTTCTGCTGCACGGTATTCCTTTTCGTAATCTATCTTTAGTTGATTGAACGACCTTACTTGATGGACATCCGTTTTAATATATCGATATTGATCTGCAAAAGATGTCAGTTTTCGCTCTAGCTCCTTGCGTTTTTTATTCACCGCGGTTTTAAGAGATTCTTCCGTTTCCAAATACGAATTACATGCTTCTAGTGGAGTTTGTAATCTATCGATAATTCCGGCGGATCTCTTATACATTTCGGAAAGATTTTCCAGGGATTTTGTGGCATCGGCCTTTTCCTTCGCCAATTCTTGCGAAATCATACTTTTTTCAACGAATTGGACAAAATCTGATAGTAAAACCTTTCCGTTTTTAACCAAATTCAAAACGACCGAATAGGATATGCGGAACTTGGAGACCAAATCTTGTGGTTTTCCGCAAAGAATGGCTTGATAATCAGTCTTTGATAAAAAAGGAAATAGATTGTTACAATGAACCACGTATCCGATCGTGTCGATGCCGCGCCTGCCTGCGCGCCCCGCCATTTGTGTATATTCATGTGACATCAAATAGCGCTCGGTACGCCCGTCGAATTTGGACAGATTGATAAACGCTGCCGTTTTAATAGGACAATCCAGACCGATGGCGAAAGATTCTGTTGCAAATAGGAATTTGATATATTTTTTAGTAATCATGAGTTCCACGATTTCGCGCAGAACAGGAATCATTCCGGAATGATGAATTCCGATCCCTTTTTCCAAAAGGCTGACGACCTGATGATATTCGGGGAGTTCCAAATATTCATGCGCATTCGGAAGACGCCTGACGATTTGTTCGCACTCTCTACGCACGTTATACCCCACTTTACTATCATCTTCTAACAAAGGAACGGTGATTTCTGACGCGCACACTTCGACCAATTTTCTGGAAAATACGAATCCGATGGCAGGCAACATATCATGATCTCGCAAATGAAGCGCAAGTCCGTTCAAAATATGTTTTCTTTTTGCATAGAGTTGGCGTTTATCGAAAAGTTCGGTCATTCGTTTCAGTGTATTGAAACCGGCGTCTTGGAACTCGCCGCGATCATTTTGCAAAAGTACTAGTTTTTGTGTGTTTTCTCGTACATCTTTTTCTAGCGCTTTATCTTTCAGATTCTTTATGAAACCTTCGGTTGCCGCGACGTATCCGTAATGGCTGAGCGGGACAACGCGCTTTGAAGTCGAAGCCAAATAGACTTGTTTTGATTCATCCCCGCGCTCGCACCATAGAGCAAATCGCTCGGGATTGTCGATAGTGGCGGACAACATAACCATTTGAATATGTTTAGGGAGCATGAGAATGGTCTTTTCCCAGGTTTGGCCGCGATCGGCATCGTTGATATAGTGAACCTCGTCGAATATAACGCAGGCCAGGTCATTCTGAATATCCATTTGAAAAGAAAGGGTGGAAGATTGTGTATTGGTCGTATCTAGAAAAAGACGATTCATGAGAATTTCGGTGGTCATGATTAAGACATCGGCATCCGGATTGGTTTTAATATCGCCCGTCATGAGGCCAAAGGAAATATCTGGATATTTTTTCGTAAAATCGTAGTATTTTTGATTGGATAGGGCCTTGATGGGACTGGTATAAATGACTTTCTTTTTTCTGGTTTCGACAGAGCCAAAACCTTTGAATCCGTCGGTTTCGTTGACGAAACCTTTGAATCCGTTGGTTTCGTTGACGAAACCTTTAACAAAATGTTGTATAGCAAATTCCGCCGGCAAAGTTTTACCAGACCCCGTATGCGCGGTCACTAGAACATGATGTCCCTCTACTATAGCTTCAATCGCATATTTTTG